ATCAACTGCTGCACAGAATGGTTTCTATAAAGTAACGACTGTTGGTTCTGGTTCTGCTGCATTTGTTCTAACAAGAACACCAGATGCAGACGCTGCTTCTGAATTGACTGCTGGTGCATTTACATTTACTGAAGAAGGTTCTGCAAACGCAGACAACGGTTATGTTCTAAGTACAAACGGTGCAATTACACTTGGTACTACAGGAATTACATTTGAACAATTCTCAGGTGCTGGCCAGATTTCTGCTGGTAACGGTTTAACAAAAACTGGTAATACAATTGATGTTGTAGGAACAGCAGACAAAATCACAGTAAGTTCAAATGCAATTACGATTGCTAGTTCTTATGTTGGACAAACATCTATTACTACACTAGGAACAGTTGCAACTGGTACATGGAATGCTACCACTATTGGAACTGCATATGGTGGTACTGGTTTAACTTCTATCGCAAAGGGTTCTGTTCTAGTAGCAAACTCCGCTAATACTTTGTCTGCACTTGATGGTGGTGGTACTAATGATGGGTTCTTATCCTATACGGCAAGTTCCGATACATTATCTTTTGCAACTAGTATTGACGGTGGTACATTCTAAATAGTCAGGTAGGGAACGCCTAATGGCTGTGGATATTAAACTCAAAAGGTCGCACACACACTCTAGTATTCCAACAACATCGGATCTAGCAGAGGGTGAATTTGCGGTCAATACATATGACAAGAAATTGTATATGCGTGATGGAAGCAACAATGTTGTTTCTGTTGGTAACGAATATGCAACTGATTATGAATCTTCCACAAAAGTATTTTATGTAACTGTCGCATCTTCAACATCTAATCACATACATCATGGTAGTGGTTCTAGTAGCAAGTATAAGATTAATGGAATATTTTCTCCATATCTAAAACTTATTCCTGGCATCACTTATCGTTTTGATCAATCAGATAGTAGTAACTCAGGCCATCCATTCAGATTCTATTTGGATGAAAACAAGTCTACTGCATACACAACTGGTGTAACGACTGCTGGAACTGCTGGTAATGCTGGTGCATACACAGAGATTACTGCAACACATTCGACTCCTGCTGTTCTTCATTATCAATGTTCTGCACACTCACTTATGGGTTGGGCGGCGTTTGTACAAACAGATAATCTGACTGCATTTGATACTGGTGACTTGACAGAGGGTTCTAACCTTTACTTTACTAACGCACGAGCAGATGCAAGAGTAAACTCCGTATTACCAAATACTGATAGTTTAACTGAAGGTTCTAGTAATCTGTATTATACAGATGCAAGAGCGCAAGCAGTCTCTATCAATAATGTCGTAGAAGATACTTCGCCTCAACTTGGAGGCGCTCTTGACTTAAACTCAAATAATATTACTGGTACTGGTAACATCTCTACTACTGGTGATATAACTATAACAGATTCAGATGCTGGTAGTTCTGCTGGGCCTGACTTTGTTCTTTACAGAGATAGTTCTTCTCCTGCCGATGGTGATTATATTGGACAACTTCAGTTCAAAGGTAAACATGATGGTGGTGGTGATGAGATATACGCAAAGGTTACTGGTAAGATTTCTGATGCGTCACAAGGCACAGAAGATGGTCTTATTGAAACTGCAATCAAAGGAAACGGTTCTTTCACGATTGTAAGTAGACAAAAATCAAACGAACTACAACTTATAAATGGTGTGGGCCTTAGTGTTGCTGGCAATACTACATTATCTGGTACACTAAACTCACATACTATTCCAAGTGGTACTGGAACAATCGCACTTACAAGTGATATTGGGTCTACAGACTTATCTGCCGATTCGACTCCTCAACTTGGAGGCGACTTGGATGTAGTCACACACGGAATTGTTTCTACCTCAAATAGAAATATTACAATCACACCAAACGGTTCTGGTAAAGTTGTTATTGATGGATTGTCACATCCTGTCGCAGACGGTAACTCTGGACAAGTTCTTAAAACAGACGGCTCTGGAAATCTTGCGTTTGCTTCTGTCAGTTCACTTGCTGGTTCTGGTATTCAGAATGTATCAGACGATAGTTCTCCACAACTTGGTGGAAACTTAGACGTTGTAACACATAGTGTTGTATCAACATCAAATAGAGATATTAACCTTACACCAAATGGTTCTGGTAAAGTTGTTGTGGGAACAAATGGGATTGAGTTTGGAGATGGTTCAGTACAGACTGCTGCTGGTGCCGATCAAGGTTTTGCTATAGCAATGGGCATTGCTCTTGGGTAAACGTATAAATACTACAAAAGGATAAAGAAATATGGCAGTACCAAGTACAAGAACAAATTTTAAGGAGTGGTGTCTTAGGAGTCTAGGTAAGCCTGTAATTGAAATTAATGTTGACCCAGATCAAGTCGAAGATAGAATAGACGAAGCACTTCAGTATTTTTCACAGTATCATTATGATGGTGTTGAAAGAGTGTATCTAAAATACCAAGTAACTCAGGCTGATATTGATAGAGCAAGAAGTGATAATAGTCTTGCAACTGTAACAGATATTGATAATACAACAACAGCAGTATGGAAAGAACAGAAGAACTATATTCCTGTTCCTTCTAGTGTTATGTCTATTGTTAAGGTATTCCCTATGACAGACAAGTCCTCAACAGGAATGTTTGACATTAGATATCAATTACGATTAAATGACTTGTACGATTTTAGCTCTACTTCTGTTATTCATTACGAAATGACTATGCAACATCTAGATTTTCTAGATCATATTCTCGTTGGGGAAACTGCAATACGCCACAACCAACATCAGAATAGGTTGTATTTAGATGCAGACTTCCAACAGGACTTTGTTGATGGCGACTATATTCTTATTGAATGTTATCGTAACTTAGACCCTGCTACATACCCAGATGTTTGGAATGATATTTTTCTAAAGAAATATTGTACACAACTTATTAAGAAACAATGGGGTGCAAACCTTTCTAAATTCCAAGGTGTTCAGATGTTGGGTGGAGTTTCACTAAACGGTGAACAAATATATACACAGGCTCAGGAAGAAATTGATAAGTTGGAAGAGCAAATCCAACTTGCATATGAATTGCCTCCTATGCATATGATAGGATAAGTTTATGCCAACTAATGTATATTTTGATACAGGTACAAAACCAGAGCAGTCTCTATATGAAGATTTGATGATAGAGCAACTGCAAATTTATGGGCAGGATGTATATTACATTCCTCGTAAAATGGCTGGTGTAGATAAAATCTTTAATGAAGATATTAGTTCTTCGTTTGAAGATGCATACCTTATCGAAATGTATATGGAAAATGTTGACGGATATGAGGGTGAGAAAGACCTTATGTCCAAGTTTGGTTTAGACATACAAGACGATGCAACATTTATTGTTGCTAGAAGAAGATGGGAACAGTTTATATCTGTTGATAATAACATTCTTGTTTCTTCAAGACCAAATGAGGGAGACTTGATTTACTTCCCTAAAACATCTAAGATGTTTGAGATTACTTTTGTAGATCACGATGACCCTTTTTATCAGGTTCATAACCTACCTACATACAAACTCAAGTGTAAAACTTTTGAGTATGCTTCTGAAGGTTTGGATACTGGTATTGCAGAGATTGATGCGATAGAGATAGATAATAGTTTAGACTTGTTATCACATCAACTTACATTGGAGAGTGGAACTGGTACAGGTTCACTTATTTTAGAAAACGTAGTAGAGGGAGCCTCGTCTTCCTATATAATACTAGAAACATTTAACATTGCAACAATAGATGAGAATTCGATGAACGATGACTTTGAGTTGCTAGATGATAATATATTAGACTTTACCGAATCAAATCCATTCGGTGACGCTGGGATGAAATAATTATGATAGGACAATATTTTTATAACCAATCTACACGAAATGTTGTAGTTGCTTTTGGTACTTTATTCAACAATATTCAGTTGAGTAAAAAGGATAACGCTGGAAATGTCATACAGACATTGAAAGTTCCTCTTGCATATGGCCCAAAACAAAAGTGGTTGACAAGACTTACAGAAGACCCCAACTTGACAAAGAAGGTTGCGGTTACTTTACCTCGTATTGGGTTTGAGATTAGTGGTTTAGAATATGACCCATCTCGTAAACTAAACAAGATTATCAAGGTAAAGAAAGTTGCAGATGGTGCTGATGCTGACCAGATTAAATCTGGATTTATGCCTGTGCCATATAATATCAACTTTGACTTATATGTTCTTGCAAAAAGTTCTGATGATGCATTACAAATTGTGGAACAGATGTTACCATATTTCCAACCAGAGTACACAGTTACTATGAGGGAAGTTCCAGAGTTAGATATTGTTCGTGATGTTCCTATCGTGTTGAATAGTATTAATTATGAAGATGATTATGAAGGCGATTTTGCAAACAGAAGAAGTATTATTTACACATTATCTTTTACTGCAAAGTATTACTTGTATGGCCCAGTAACATCTACAAATGTTATTCGTAATGTACAGGTTGACCAGTATGCAGATATGCCTGTAAATGCACCTAAGAGAGAACAGAGATATACAGTTACACCTACGCCTGTAGGAGTTTCGGGTACAGATTTTGATCCAGATGACGATAACTTTGGATTTAATGAGACAACTTCTTTCTTCCAAGATGCTAAAAATTATGATGAAAAGTCTGGCACAGATACAGATGACGCATAAATAATACAAAGAATTAGGAAAAAGATATGGCAAGTACATTAAAAGTAGATACAATAGCACACACTGGTGGCACTAGTGCATTGACGGTAGATAGTGGCGGTCGTGTAAAAATGCCTAACCAAGTAATATTTCAAGGTGTTTCTGAAACAATAGCTAGTGGCAGGTACACAACTTATACTGCTGATGCACCATCTGATGGCTATACTTTAAGTCTTACAAATATTGGTGGACTGTTAAATGTTGGTGGACATTTTAATGCCACTACTGGTACATTCACTGTCCCTATATCTGGAATTTATGAGTTTCATGTAGGGTTTTCAAGTAAAAACAATAATACAAATAGAAAAATTGGAGTAGTACTTGTTAATAATGCATCAATAGGTGAAGCGTTTGAATCTTCAGACCCATATGCAGATGGTAATAGGTCATTCTTTGCTAATTTGTCAGCAAATGATACAGTACAACTTGGAACTGATGGAGAGGCTTTTGCAGTCTGTAGTTTCAGTGGAAGATTGATACAGTAGTATAATAAGGAATAAAAAAAATGGCAATTAGAAAAATCATATCAAGAAGTATCGGAGTAGATGTTATCGCTGCAGAAGATTTGGCAGATAACTCAGTAACAACTGCTGAAATCACAGATGGTGCAGTAACACTGGCAAAGATTGCCACTGCTGCACAAGCAGATTTGGGTGGTGGTTTTTTCCAAGGAGAAACTACTGGCGGAAATTCTACTAATGGTAAAGGGCACATCTTCAGAGTTCACGAACAAGAATTAAACACAAACGTAACAATCGCATCAACGGATAATGCTCTTGCAGCAGGCCCGTTGTCAATCGCAAACAATATCACTCTCACTGTTAGTGGTAACTTGACAATTGTATAGGAGATAGAGAATGGCATCAACATTAACAGTAGACAACATTGTAGGGGCAACTGCTGCATCAAAGGTGCATATTCCAGGCCATGTTATACAGGTTGTAAGTGAAACTAAAACAGACACACAAGGGTTTGGCCCTGCTCAAAATGTATGGTATGATATAACAGGGTTGTCTGCAACTATTACACCCAAGGCTTCTACTAGCAAAATACTAGTTCATGTATCTATCTCATTTAGTGGTGAAGCAAATTCTTACATAGCTTTTAGAATGTTTAGGGGATCAACTGAAATCCTGTATAACACTGAATCTGGAACTGGACTAAATTGTGCTGGGGGACATACAATAAACAGTGATGGAAATATGAACTATTCTGTCCATAAAGAAATTATTACAGGTTTTGATACCCCTAATACAACCTCTGCAATAATATACAAACCACAAATAAGCCCTATGAGAACTAATACTAAAGGTGCGATTGTTAACAGGTCATATACGGCTGGAGATGACAATCAGTTTAGAACAGTTTCGTCTATTACACTAACGGAGATTGCACAATGAGTACTTTAGCAGTTAACACAATCACGGCAGAGACAGGTAACACAGTTTCACTTGCATCTGGTAAGACTCTAGATGCATCACAAGGATTTACTGCTCCAGCAGGGCATGTTATACAGTTTGTCAAAAGTCCATCAATTCTTACTGCTGGTATAACTACAACCAGTAATAATCCAACTGAAATTTCTACTGGCCTTCGTGTAACAATTACTCCTAAGTCCACATCTAGCACAATTGTTTGGATGATGATGGCGAATTTTGTTACAGCGGCGACAAGTCATGCTGGACTGGATGTGCGCCGAAGCATTAATGGTGGTTCTTATTCCGACATTACAACTGGGAACGGAAACGAAGCGTTTAGACAACGTGGTGGCGAGACTGATCAAAGACAAGGTACTATTATATATTACAATCAACCAAACACCACACAATCAGTTGTATACACTCCATATTTTTGGACAAATTCCGGCTCTAATGGATTTATTATCAATGATAATGGTATGGGTACATTTTGCATAGCGATGGAAATTAGTGGATAAAAAATGAATAAACAGGAGAAAAAATAATGGCAACAGTATCAGAAGCACTAAACGCTCTTGGTGTCACAGAATGGGTTCTTAGAGGCGAACCAACAAACGCAGAAGAATTTGCATCTATGTTCCGTAAGGTAACAGGTTCAACTGATGATGGTTCTGCAATCGAATCAGATAATTCTACTGATTGGGGAATTACTTGGTCACAAGTACAAACTAAACAGTCAGAGTTGACTGCGGCAGAACCTTTGAAAGCACTTCGTGCTGAACGAGACAGATTGATTGCTGCAACAGATTGGTGGGCAAGTTCAGACTTGACT